CAAGGCGTTAGTAAAGTTTCATGCTGCGATGGAAGGCAACATTAAAAAACAAAGCCAGGCGCATCAGTATAAGTATGCAGACTTAGGTTCTACGCTCGATGTTATCAGAGAGCCTCTGGCCGCCGCTGAGCTTGCTGTAACGCAAACTACGGCTTGCTATAGGGATACATCGCCGCCGACTTCTGTGCTTATCACAACGCTGCTGCACTCTTCTGGTGAAGAAATATCAAGTGAGTTTTATTTGGATCTTGAAGCGCAGTCATTGAAGAACGCCAATCCAATGCAAAACATAGGTTCAACGATAACTTATACACGGCGGTACGCCCTGCAAGCTATTCTTAATCTGGCAAGTGAAGATGACGATGGCGTTAGCTCAACAGCTAAACCACCAAAACAGCAACCAAAGGCAGAGCCAGAGCAAAACAAGTATCACAAAGAATCGCAAGAAACGCTGTTGAACTGGGCTGAACAGGCAAAAGCAGAAATAGCTGAGATTACATTTCCTGGCCGACTGCCAGTCTGGAAGCGTGAAAATAATACTATGCTAGGAAGGTTACAAGAAAATCAACCTGACGCATTTAAAGAGCTTGGAAATAAATACAAAACACAAGAAGAAAATTTGAAAGGAAAGTAAATGCGCTATGCTATTCTTATTGATAAAGGATATTTTTCTGGCGATGTAACAGAGCCACAATTTATCGGTTTTGAAGGCTGGTTTAAAAAAAAAGTCACGCAAAAGAAATAGCAGAAAAAATCAAACAACTTGATCCAAGGCAGCGTGTTTTGATTGTTCAAGTTAAAAGTGAGATTACAGGCAAACAAAACAATAATGTAATTAAATTAACTCAAGAAGGAAAGTAAATGTCAAAAGCACCACAACTAGGTAATTCTAAAATTAACCTTATGCAGTCATTGCAAAGCGGCCATACCTATTCAGCGTCAGCCTGGATACAGACTGCTGACGGCCCTAATATGTCTGAAGAAGATCGTCAACGAGCCAACGATGTCAGAGATTTGCTGCTTAAATATGGAATGACACTAAGTATAGGATTCCAAGAAAAGGTAGGCGATCAATACGAAAAGCGTGGCAACATAAACTTGTTTGTAAACCGCCCAAAAGAAGCTGGAACATTTAGTAGACCATCAAGCGGCTATCAAGATCCGGCAAGGCAAATTAATATTACGCCAGAAGAAATAGAGTTCTAGGATGAATGAACAAATATTTTTCAGCATTCCAGAGGCGGCTGCGTACCTATTTCCAGATAGGACAAGAGCTGGTGCACAAAAAGTTTTACGGCGCATGGTTCGTGAAAAAGAAATACCAGCCAGTTATGTTGGAAGGCAGCCCTACATATCAAGAGCAACATTGCAATCCTATGGAGTTAATAATCTATCCACGGCCTCACCAGCTCTGCGTGTGGCTGCATCAGAAGGGATATTATACGAGGCCAATGACACGCCAGGAGCTGATTGACCTGGCGTATGAATGTTTAAAAACTGCGAGGCAAAGTGAAGATACGGCTGAGTGAGCAAGAGTTATCAGATATTAACCAAGCTGCAAATATGAGGACTATGAATGGTTGGGTTCTAAAACAGATGGGCGGCAAAGATAAGGCCGCTGAATCTGGCATGACTCCTTTGGAGCGAAACACATTGGCTTTGAAAAGCGAAATGGCTGTGGCCAAATGTTTTAACTTAGAATTTAATGTTCATGCAGCAGGCCCAGATAATGGGATTGATATGTATTTTGGTAAAATGAGTATTGATGTTAAAATCAGTAAACACTGCAATGCAAATTTAATTGTTAAAAACAAAAACTGGTTTCGGTCTAAGTATGCTATTCTTGTGTTAGCAACTGAAGAGCTAGACGTTGTTGAAATTGTGGGTGGAATATCAAAAGAACTCTTTGAGCAAAAAGCAAAACAAAAAGAATTTAAACAAGGCAGAGGCTTGAGCTGGTTTGTTCCACAGCGTGATCTTGATCGTGTTGACCAAATTTGGCTAACCTTTACAACCAACATTCACGCATAAAAAAAGAAGGGGCTAAGAAGCCCCTGCTTGTACCATCACTAGGCTAGAATTGTTTGCAGATTCTAGCTCTTCTTTATCAAACTTATCATCTTGTATGAAATGACCGTAGATCTCTTCTGTAATCTTTGTATTAGCGTGACCAAGAGCGCGGCTAACAGGCTCTACACGGTTTCGCATTAAACGCTCAGCTGCATAGTAATGCCGCAGCTCATGCCATAATACAGGCTCAATCTGTATGCGGCTGCAAACTCTAGCCATCATCCTTGAGAACCGATTAGCTCCAAGTGCTTCGCCTGATTTTTCATTCCAGACATATTCATCAGCGCTAGGACAACCGCAAAACATAAACCATTCTTTAAGATGTGCAGTTAATAAATCTGAAAGAGAGATAGTTCTAGTCTTTACTTGGTTTCTATTTTTTAACCTGTCAGCTTTTGTGCCTGCCAAATCATTGTCACCATCTTCTCTTGAACTCATTGAATGGCTAACACATACTACTTGCTTTTCTAAATCCAAGTCAGCCCATTGCAAAGCTCTTTGTTCGCCTTGGCGTAGCCCTGTCTGGGCAGCAAAGTTTACCATCAAACGCCAATCTAATATTTCACGGTTTTCGTTTGATCTTGAATGTGGCATTGCTGCAATAATCGCATTTACATTTTCTGTAGTTACTCGCCGCACCTTGCCTTCTTTTCCTGTAAGCTTTCCATACTTTTCAAACTTAACTTTTTCGTTGCAAGGATTAATTGTAATAATAAGTTTTTCTGTAACGGCAAAATCAAAAATTAATGACATACCATTCCAGTATTCTTTTAATGTTTTTTGGCTTCTATCTTGCTCAAGACCTCTTAAAACTTCACGCCGCATAATTGCGCCTGTAATTTCGTAGACCTTAAAAGATCCTAATCGTTTGCCTTCAACTACAACATCACACATCGCTTGACCAACTTTAGCCAAATGCTGGTACTGCTTCCAAACTATTAGTTCACGGTCATAACGCACTCTTTGTTCAGAAACAAAATCAAGTGGGTTGCCATTGTGACTCAAGTTTGCTTCAAAAGATTTTAAGCCACCGTCTTTCTTAGAAGGTACAGAGCCAACCAGCGTATCGAGCGTCATGCCAGGATCGGTTGCTTCTGCAATGTTAATAGTTTCTAAAAACTTTTGTGCTTCTGCTTCAGTATTGAAGTAACTTCTTTTATCGCCAAGAGTAACAACCCAAGGCTTGCGTCCTGTCTTTGCATTGAACGCCCAGTATTTAATTTTAATTGTCATGTTCCCATCCTTATTTTTAGCCTCGTAGGCAAATATTTTTTTAATATTTAATAAGAATGGGTGTTCGTAGGCAGAAAATCAAGCATAAATTTGACCGATTAAGTCAACTCTATCAACTCATTTTGCCTACGAAATGCCTACGAGAGGCGTATTTAAAAACTTAAACCATTTAAAAACAAGCACTTAAATGGCGCGGTTGACGGGACTCGAACCTATGCTAAAGGGTTATTAGAAGTCACATAAGTATAATTTAAAGGCAGAGTGTATCTTTAATGTTACTCTAACTTACCCTAAGCTACCCCTAATGTTGCCCACCGTTTGCCTACAAGATACCTACCTATCTGACCTGTCACCCTTTGCGTGACTTTATTTCTAGCCTGCTAAGCTACGCATTCGCTGTACCAAACGCTCTGCCCTATTCGTTACTTGTTTATACCACCGGCTGTCAACCATCTCGTCAGCCGCCTTGTTCCAATCCCTTGCGTCTATTCCAGCTTTCATGCCACGAAAACCAGTAAGTCTACCTAGACCCATATTGAACATCATGTTTGCAACTATCTCTTGAGCTTCATCTGGCAGATCATCAAAATCATTATACAACCTTTTACAATCTACTTGGACAGATTCTAATGCAGCTTCAAACGCCTCTGTACATCTTTCTTTAGATACAGGCGTACCAACATCTTGGCCATACTCTGGCATATCTTCAGTAACTAACACTCCAATAGAAAACGTAGGAAGCCCTAGATGATCTAAATATATTTCGTACTTGCAACCTTCATCAATCTCAAGTTGTTTGCGTAGTCTATCTATGTTCATTTCTTAAATCCTTTTAATCCACGAATACCAAAGCTTGCACCTATTGATGCGTACATTGCCCATTGAAACCATGCTGGGCATTTATCTAAAGCAATGAAGCCTTGCTCGATGTAGGGCTGTAGAAACGGCACAAAGTTTGCGCCTATGATTAATATAAATAAAACTGTCCAGGCTTCGTCCTTCCAGCTATCGCTAGAATTTTGAGCCATAATGCGTTCCCACTTAGCCGTGCTTGTGGCGGCAGAAACCATCACCTTCGCTTCTGCTTCTGCTTTAGCCTTGGCTATAGCTGACTTGCTCTTAGCGGCTTCCTGACGGCCTTCTAGCCATGTAGACGCTAATCCACCAGCTGCACCTAGTAGCTGTGCTATCATGCCTTACTCAGACTTCAATCTTTGAAGATCATATTTCATAATAAGTAATTCCTTTTCCAATTCACGCACTCTAAGCACTGTTTCTTGTACGGCTTTAGGTGGCTGAAAATCATCTATCCACGAGTCGTTTTCTTCAACTTCAATAGCTATTAAATCTCTGTCATATTCTAGTTTGTCGAGCCGACTTGTTACTTGAAAATACAATATAGTTGCAACGCTTGTTGCTATCACAATTGAAATCAAAGAAGATATTGGAACAGATATATGTTTATCAGCTCCTAAAGTAAGTGGGTGATCTTCTTCTTTAACAGGTTGATTTGGCACTTACTTACCATTCTTAGATTTGCTGTAAGCTGTTGCACCCATAAACACGCTTACAACAGCGGCTTGTGAAACATAGAATGTATTAAGGATTCCGCTAAAATTAATAATCTTAGAACCATCGAGTTGCGGTAGAAACAACAGGCC